CAAAATAACTACTACTATTATCAGCGCTTATCTTTGTAAAGGTTGTATTAAAGTCAATTATCATTTCTTGACTATGGTAATCCTGAATTGCCCAATACGAAGCTTCCGGTAGTTTATAGTTTGTAAGATATATAGACCCTGTTGAAAATGTTCTTGTTGGATATTTAGGTCTAGCAGAAATTCTAAATCTAGACTTATCTGAATCTATATATTCTGGTTTATGGTTTTTTATTTTAATTGTAGCAATATCTGTTGATAACTCTGTCAATGTACTTGAATATACCGTATCATTCCATTGCATTTCTAAATAGGGTGGAAAAATAGTATGTGTATCTGATCCGAAGTAAGATAGTTTTATACTTGAGGAAACATAGTCCTCATATGAATCATCTATTTTTAGTAAGAATCCATTATTAGCTAATGAACCACTATGAAACCCTGTTATAGCAGGAGTTACATTTATATCTATGTCGTAGTCAGAAGTTGAATCAAATGATTGACTTGCTGCTGGTGATGCTAAATAATCTCCTCCTAGAGCAGTCCATTGAGTTGTTAGTACATCCTTATGTTTCCATGTTACTCCACTTGTGTTAATAGGGTTATCTACTCTTTGTCCAAAGCCTGTTTCCCATGAAGAAGAGACGGGTAAAGCGTGTATATTAAAACTATCAGGTAGCTCTGTAGCGTTTGCTAATGAGAGGTGTAGTGATGCTGAATAGCTTCCAACCACTTTAGTATTAAGGGCGGATTGAATATCTAGTGTTCTGAACTGTATCAACCCTCTAGTGGTTCTACCTGTTAAAGTTAAGTCTGGGTATCCTCCTATTTCAAGTACAGGATCTTTACCGGCATTGCCGTATAGACCTGCTACGCTAGGTTCAGACCAGATAAAAGAGTCTTTTTCGGGATATATTCTAAATATTGCCATGTTATATAGTTGTTACTCTTCCTTCAATATCAATATCGGGATATTTTATTTCAAAGATACATGGATCATAAGACGGGTATACTACTCCTTCTTTTGTTGCACCGTTTACGTCGTAAGCAAATGCTGAGTATTTTCCTGTAGCTTTATTAGTTAACTTAACAGTCTTTACTGTCTGTACTCCTTTAATCCCATCAAGTACGGTAAATACGTTTGAGGTATTAACTGGTTGATTGATATCTCTTTTGCTAGAGGAGAAGTACACTTTAAGTGCTTCTGTACATTTCATTAATACTTCTCTAGAAGCATAGTTGGGTAGTGTTAGTACTTCAAACTGTACCCCTATATTAATTACAAATGCATCTTTAATGTCTATTGCATCTGTTATCATCATATATTCCGATAGGTATTTCTTTAAGTTCTCTTTAAGTGACTTAGATGCTACTGTTAAGTGTCCGTTTTCATCATAAGCTAAAACATACATTGCGAGTGCTAATGGATTTTGATCTAATACACTTCTATTAGTATTAGCGTTGTACTCTCTTGTTACGTATACCTTTGCAAGTGAACCAAATTCAGGTGGCATAGATAGTGCTCTTACTTTATAATCTGCTGATGTAACTGTACGTTTCTGTTCTGCAAATGATTTTAAAGAGTTCTGTCTTAATTCTTCTACTGTATCACCATCCTTACCTCCAGATGCTGGTTTTTCATTATTGAACGTCAATGTACCAAGGAATGTACTATCTGTTACTGATGTTGTTATAATGCCTGAGGTTGTTATTGCACCTGCAGGAGCATTTGATGCTACTCCTCCTCCTTTTATATACCGGATAGTAAGGGTAGTATTAGAGGGTGCTAACCCATAGGTTCTTGTAAATAGGAAGTTAGACGGGTCATAAGCTATATCTAACTTATCAACTGTCTGCTGATCTCCATACCTCTGAATAGTAGTTGGATCTGGTAAGAAATTTTCATCATCGGATGCTGTTACTCCTGCTCCAAACTGTATTTGCATTACCCCTTTAGAGGTAAACCTGGTTACAAATCTTCTAGGTACTTTTTTAAGTTCTAGTAAGCTTGGTACTAATGTAGTATCAGATGACTTATTTTCTGCTATATTGAATACTGTATCTTGACCTAAGAATGGAACTTCTGTCCAGAGATTTCCATCAGCATCTACTATGTCCAGTACCTTTATAATGTCAGAATCAGTGATGTTTAAGGTTAGGTACTTTTGTGCTGTTGTAATAGTTTCCGTAACTGTGTTAACTTCTCCTGATATTGCTTGTCCTGTTTTACTTAATAAGTATTCTGCAGGATTATTTGATTCATCTACAGAAGCTATCTGTATATTTGTAGGATCGTATGAACTAGAGAATTTAAAGTCTATAGAGTCCTGGAGTAAAAATGTTGTATTACCCTGTGCGGTTGAAATTATGCTTCCGTTTTCATGTACCTTACATGCTTGGTCCCAATCAGGTGAATAGTTACTTCCTGATAGAGCTTGTACTTTCTGTTCAATAGTCAACTCTGCTGAAGCTGCTGAAGAGGCTCTAGGTCTATACCCCATCATGTACGCTAAGCTATATAGGTTGGAGGGATTTTGTGCGTGTTGTAGAAAGGTTTCTTGAAGTTGAGTATCTTGATAGAAAGACAGAACGTCTCCTACATATGATGCCATTTCAATAAACATCATACCTGGGGCTGTTTCATTAAAGTCGTTATAAGAGTCTGGGAAATATGATTTCGCAAATTCGGTTAACTGTTCTTTAAAGTCCCCGAACTCTCTATTAACGTATTTTATGTCTCTTTGTTCAGCCATTATTGTTCGAAATTAATTACTACTTCGTCTTCAATATTAGTATCCTTTACTTTATATCTTAACGAAAATTGCACAGTATTTGTATCCGGAACTCCAATTGTGTGCATATCAACTGGTTCTACTCTAGGGAAATAAAAAGCAATATCTTCTCTTATTATTGTATCTATCTCTCTTACCTTATCTTCTGTTAATTGATCAAAAATAAGACTCTGTAACCCGTTTCCAAAATTGACGTTTAGGAATCTTTCACCTCTTGCGGTTAAGAAGTAATTAATTAAATTGGTTTTTATAGCATCTTTTGTTTGGTAATTAGAATTAAACACCGCTTTACCTGAGAAAGGAAGCTGTACTCCAACTGCTTTTCTAGGCTGTAAATCTATCGGGTCTATTTTCTGTACTTCGAATGCCATATTTTATTTTCCGTGTCTTGTTCTATCTTTCTTATTAGCTGCTTCTAAAATTGCTTTAGATTTAGCTAAGTCAAAGCCTGGGATAGCGTTTAAATCTAAGCCTGCTGATCCTCCTGTTGGGCTTGACATTTGAGCTGCTTGTTGAGATGCAAAGTTCGGTTTGTTTACTCCGCCTGATCCCATTACGTTTGCAGCATCTTCAGGGCTCATACTATTAGCTGTCATGTTTAACATTTCATCTAAAGTGGTATTACCTGATTTAACCTTTGGTTGCCATTGTTTCTTAACGTCCTTAACGGGGGTTGATGTAGCTGCTGTAGTTTCAGATACGTTACTAGGAGCACTTGCAATTTTAACTGCATCTGTTAGTATATCCTGTAACTCTGATTTTATGGCAGATCGTACTTCTTCACCGATAATTTGTCTAAGTTGATCTAGTTTCATATATATAAATAGTTTAGTTATGGAAGTTGATTGTCTATTCTGAATTTAATTTCCGCTAAAAGCACTTCCGGCTCAGAAGCGAAGGATTTTAACCCCTTTAGTACCACTACTCCCTCTTTATCTTTTGCTACTGCAAAGCGTCTTGGAGCTATAGGTGGTGAGTCTGGGTCTTCTTGTATTTCTAATAAGTATATTTCACCGTTTGGCCCAGAGTGGTAATAGTCTGCATTATTTAAACTATCTTTTTCTCCAAGAGCTTTAAAGGTGTCTATAAAGTCTTTAATTTCTTTCTTAGTATTATCATCTATATTACTATCTTGCAATCCCTTTAAACTATTTAATAGTACTGAGTTTGCTTGGTTTACAGAATCTTCTAACTTTATCCAAGGGCCTATACCTGGTGGTCCATTTTCTTTCTTACCGTTAGTGTCTGGGTTAGCACAGCCGGATCCATTATTAACCCATAATGTTTCTTTAAATAAAACAACATCTCCATTACAGTACTCTTGTCCTGCATGATCTGGGGCACCTACCCAGTTACCTCTTTTGTTCTTATCTGATATTGATTTATTAGCAGAAGAGTTTTTGTTTTGTCCTATATCTATATCGTCGTTTGATACTCCAGCTAGTAATCTTGGACCTAATGTAGAGAAAATTAGTTCATCATCATCTTCATTATAGAGCCCTAAATCAGCTAATTCTTTACCGTCTAAATTTCCTTTTGCCATTTGCTCCCTTAAAGCTATTTCTACCTCACATGATTTACATACTGCATCTGCTGATGCTAGATTTCTATCAAGTGACTTAAGGGCTCCCATTGGTACTTCTAATGCTGCTGTAATACCTTCAACTTGTTCAGAGATTTGAGATATAAACTCCTTTACTAGGTGCATTGTATCTGCGTACTTGGTTGTTACATTGACTGGTAGACCTATTATAAGACCCCCCGCTGGGCCTGGAGGTATACCTATACCTTGCGGTAATGGTATAGCTAATATTAACTTATACGCAGCTTTTAAACCACTTAATGGCCCTTTTAGTTTAGCTGGTATTGATTTAAATTTATTTATAGCGCTAGTAGCTTTCTTAAGTGTAGAGAGAGCTTGATTTAACTTCCCTCTTGTTCTAGTCATTTCATCTCTAGTAGGACAGCCTTTTCTATTTAGCTTATTAACTATATTAGTAGCAAGTTTTAATATACCGGCTAAAGCGGTGCCTTGGAGTTTACCTACAATTAAGGCAATTCCACCGGCTAGTTTCGACTCTGGTATATTAACGTATGGCATTATTCAACAAATGTTTTTTTAGAATGTAGGTTTTTTAGTAAACTTTTAAGTGCTGGTATTAAAGGTAGTACTGAGTTACCGGTTGCGATTAATTTAGCGACTGCTGCTGGTGGTGCTGGAGGTAGTGTTGCTAATCCTTTTACTACCGTTTCAAATTGGGATATAAAATCATCTAACCAGTCTGTAGATGTTTGCCCTAATAGTACAGGTTCTTTTTCTTTAAAAGCATCAGTTCCTAAATATATCTTCTTAGCGTCTAATCCTATATAATCTTCTCCATCTATTCCAACATGCTTTCCGTTTAAACCTATTCCTCCGACTGCAGAAAGAAAAACTCCTTCCTCTTTAGCGTTAAAAAATAACCTACCGGCATTAATTATTACTTGATTACCCTTAAACGTGTCCGCTTTATCTGGTTCTTCTTCAAAAGCATCACGCTTATCATTAGCTTGGGTCAGAGCAAATGTGTGATCTGCTCCCATTGCTATTGTATTAGGGTCTTTATCTATACTCTCTATTACTGGGTCTACTCCGTTCTCTGGTTCATCCCATCCATTACTTAGTATTACATAAGGTAATCCGTCGTTACTGTCGTCAGTAAACTCATTAGAGTCAAACTTTGAACCTCCTAATCTAAGAGAAGATCCCCATCTAGATTCCATTATAACATCTCCTGGAAATGTTTGGATAGGGGGTATTTTATCTGATTCAGCAAAGTATTCTCCTAAGTCTACCTCTGAGCCTTCCTCATTTTGAACTGTATCTGGCTTAGCATTGTGGTGTGGAGAGTTCCAAACACCTACTACAGCGGTCCAGTATGTTTTAGTATCAGAGGGTCCACCTGAATTACCAATTGGTAGTTGCTCTAACCTTATAATTTCATTCTTAAGTGGTATCTTTTTAAACTCAGAAATACCACAAGCAGCAAAGCTAAAGGTAGTATCTTCATCTTCTATTCTATCCTCTCCTAGTAACCTGTAGAAGATTCCATTAAGTGCATCACTAGATCCTTGGTTTTCGTATTCGGGATGAAACGCATCTAATATTACGTCAATTACACGACCAAACCGTGCTCCTGATGCTTTACCAGATGATTGTCCTCCGCCAGAACCTGTTGAACTTCTTTTAAACATCTTCTTCTAGATCTTCTTTATCTAATTTAGCAGCTTTAGCAGCTTCTAACTCTTTATCGGTTTCAACAGATTCCTCTAATAGATCCTGTAAGTCTCCAAAATCAAAGTCTCCTCCTTCTCCTTTAGCTATAGTAGCTTCTAAACGTTGAATGATTGTGGCTAGTTTAATTAATGCATCGTCGTTTCTAACTCCGATATCCATGTACTCTTTAATCATAGGTACAATAAGAGTAGCATCACCTATGTTTTCTATAAGTGGCTTTAGTTCGTTGATTAAAGATTTAACCTGGCCTTTTGTTTCCTTTGAGTTATCGTATATTTCACCAAAAAGATCAGACAGAGTTTTACCTTTAAATATTTCTTTATCTAAACTCATGTTACTATATTTTTATTATAAATAGTTTACAAAGCTTTATTTGAGATTAAACCTTGATCATATAGCTTTTGGTACTTTCCTTTAAAGTCCTCTTTGAGTACTGTAACTACCTTAGTTAAGTTGGGTGTATCACAATCAGTCATCTCTCTAATGTATATGTAAAGAGCTTTCTTTTTAAAAATCTCTAGATCTGTTCTTGTTCTGAATAGAGTTAATACAGCATCTGCTATTTTAATTTCATTCTCTTTCTTAAACATCTCTTCTAAATTCTCATAGCACTGGTCAACCCACTTATTCATAAAATCTGAAAGCGTTATACCTTCGGAGATTTTAACTTCTCCTCCATCTAAGTAACTATCTTCAAAATCTGAGAATGATCCGAACTGCTTTAAGGACTTATAGTTCTTATTGTTGTAATTAATTAGCCACCTTTTTACAATTGTTCCGAAATACGAATATGCTTTAGCACCATTATCCGGGTCAAATTTCATAATCTTCTCTTCTAGTAGAACAGAAACTAATTCATGCTTTAAGTCTTCTATCTTCTCTACATCTGTATAGTAGAACTTAAAAGTATGTATAATATTCTCTGCTAGTTTATAAAAAGGGAGGTAAATGTGATCTGTAAATATCTTAGCTCGATAGACGTGGTCTGTCGATACGTTATATTTTTTTATATATTCTTCTGTTTCAGAAGTAAAATAATTAGCTTTCGCTTTCTTTCTTGCCATAATTTTCGGGGAGCATGTATGTATTGAGCTCGTCTTGTATTTTCTTCATTGTATTAAAAAAATAACCGACCTCATCATCGCTTTGAAAAACCCCTTTCTCATAAGCTTTTGTAGGTGCATTTTCGAATCTCTTATTAACTCCGAGACTCTTTGTAAATATTTTGTTTGATCTACGGTTACATCTTCATACTTCTCTACCTTCATTAGTAGATTATATACAATATAAACTAAAAATAGTATAAAGGCAACTAAAACTCCGGAAATTATATATAAAGTTGTAATAGTCATAGTAAATTATAGATTTTTTAACATATTATTTAAACCCTCTGAAGATTTAACAGGTCTTCCTGTAGAGGATGTAACTTTTTTAGATTTAGGAACAGAAGTTCCTCCTTCTCTCTTCCACATATCATATTCTACTTTAGAAGCTAAAAAGTCTGCTGTATGTAAAACTGATATAATAGATGTCTTTTGTCTAGATCCTTCTTGATAACTAAAGAAATAAGCTTTATTTGCTTCATCAAACACTCCATCGTGACATCTGATAGCTAAAAACTCCTTTTGTGTAACTTTTATGCCGTTATTCTGTAAAATATATAAAGATCTATCTGGAATTAACATAAAATCTAAATCTGAGTTGTTAGTATACATCTCTGATAGTTTATCCTGTCTCCATTTATCAGTCTGAGGTATATAATTTGGTGCTAATCCATCTCCTATTTTACCTAGGTCATGAAATAAAGCTGCAAAAACTAATTCTTCTTCGGTATAGTCAACAGTTCCTCCCATATCC